AAGACTAAAAGAATTACAAAAAAAAATCGATTATTTTAACTGGGGTATTAAATAAAATGTTATATTTGTGACTGTAAACCATCACTTACATTAAGACATTTTAGACAAATAGTCTAATCAAGAACCCCTTAAACTTTGTGATGGAAGTTTGAGGGGTTTCTTATTTATAAAAAATTATGGAAAAGCATTATTTAAAAAAATTATCAGAAACTGGTTATTCAGTTATTCCCTGTGGTGAAAATAAAGCACCAATAGGGGCATGGAAAAAACACCAAGAAATAGCAAGAACAACGGACGAAATAGAAATGTTAAATAGTCCAAAGTTTGGTTTAGTTACTGGATATAATAACCTTGAGGTTATAGATATTGATTGCAAAACTTTATCAACTCTAAAAGAGCAAAAAGATTTTTGGGATGAATATTTAGGTTTTTTAACGGATAATATTGATGATTTCGAAAAGAAATTTGTTATTAAAAAAACTTTAAATAAAGGATATCATATTCTTTACCGTTGCAAAACTTTAAAAGGAAACACTAAGATAGCCAAATTAAAAGGAAGTCAAGAAGCACTTATCGAAAGTCGTGGTATTGGTGGTATGGTAATAGCATATGATGATACTTTGAGTAAAATTAACTATCATGAAATTAAAGAAATAAGCGAGGAAGATAGGGAAATTTTATGGAGTTGCTCGAGAACTTACAACTATGTAGATGATATTGCAATTGAACCTATAAAGAAAAAAACAGAATATCAGGAAAATGAAATAGCCTGCTGGGAGGATTTTAATAACAAAACAGATATTTTTGATGTTATAGGAAATGATTTTCAAATAGTTGCTAATCATACAAAAAAATACGTAATTAAAAGACATGGTTCAGCAAGTCCACATTCAGGATATGTTTATAAAGAAGAAAATAAAATGTTTCTTTTTTCGACTGGAACTATTTATCCACACGAAAAACAAATTACTCCTTTTATTGCTTATGCTTGGAAAAACCATAATGGTAACTTTTCAGATACCGCAAAAGATTTATATCAAAAAGGGTTTGGTTCACGTTTAAAATCAAAAATACAAGAATTAAAACAGTCTATTTCTGTACAAGAAGAAACTAAAATTGATATTAAAGATTTAGTTTTTCCAATTGATATATTTCCTAAAGATATTCAGAATTATTTAATTGAATGTAATAAGAAATTAGATAGTAGTGTTGAGTATATGGGTTGTTCTTTGCTATGGTTGATTTCTGTATGTATTGGTAATTCAATAAATGTTGAGGTTAAAAAAGGATGGATTGAAAACCTTACCGTTTGGATTTCAATAGTCGGAAAAGCTGGACTTGGTAAAACTCCGAGTATTTCAAATGTAGTTTTTCCATTAACTAAAATTAACGCTAAGCAAATTAAAAAATACATTAAAGAGAGCGAAAAATACGAATACTATATAAACTTACCAAAAAAAGAAAAAGACGAACATAGTGAAGTATTTAAGCCAATTAAAACGCAATTTATAGCGAATGATATTACACTTGAGGCCTTAGTTGATTTGCATCAGGAAAGTGATAATTCAGTTGGAGTTTTTAAGGACGAATTAGCAGGATGGCTTAAAGATATGAATAAGTATAGAGAGGGTTCAGACCTTGAATTTTGGTTAAGTACATGGAGTGGAAAATCTGTAAATCTTAACCGTTTGACTCGTAAAGGTTCATTTGTTGAAAAACCATTTATCCCAGTTCTTGGAGGTATCCAACCAAGTATTTTTAATACTTTTTATACGGATGAAAATAAAGATAACGGATTTATGGACAGGATGCTTTTATGTTATCCTGATTTAAAGATTGACAAATATAACGACAACGAAATTAGCGATAGTATTTTAAATTGGTATAAAGAAATAGTTATTTCATTTTATGATACGATTAAGGGAGTTATTAAAAGAGACGAAGAAGGTGAAATAATAGCCTTAACTGCTAAATTTTCTGATGAAGCTAAAATTGAATGGAAGCGAATGTTTAACGAAATGACCGACATACAAAATAATGAAGAAGAAAACGAATATTTAAAGTCAATGTTTCCTAAACAAAAGAGTTATATCCCACGATTTGCGTGCTTAATTCATACGTTTGACGAGTTCTTTGGTGATGGTGGTAATACATTATTAATTTCAAAAGAAAGTATCTTAAAAGCCGAAAAACTAAGTAAGTACTTTATTGCAACTGCAAAAAAAATTAAAGTTAATTCAGTAGAGGTTTCAAAATTAAAAACTACAATCACAGCTAATAAAGGGAAAAATGAAAAAGAAAAGCTGTTTGAAATATGGAAATTAACTAAAAATTTTAATAAAACAGAAACGGCAGAACTTTTAGGAGTTTCCAGAGTAACAATTGGAAAATGGGTAAAAGAGTTTGAAAAAGTGTAAAGTTTACAGTGACTTAGTTTACAGTAAAAAGTCAATGTTTATAAGGCTTACCGAAGAAAGTGTAAACACTTTACATTTTACACTTAGTAATTAGAAAAAAAATAAATTAAAAAAATAAATTATTTATAAAAAAGTGGTTTACAGTTTACACTTCCTTTGTTAAGCCTTGCCACCATTGAAAAAACACTGTAAAGTAGGTTTACACTTGGTTTACACTTAGTTTACACTTTAAAAAACATTAAAATTATGGAATTAAGACAGTACCAAATAGGAATAGCTAATAAAGCAAATGAAATATTAAAAGAATTAAATATAGTTTATTTGTGTTGCGAGGTTAGAACTGGAAAAACTTTAATGGCTTTAGAAACTGCAAAATTATTCGGAGCTAAGAAAGTTTTATTCTTAACTAAGAAAAAAGCGATTAACTCAATTTTAAGCGATTTTAAGGCTTTAAATTATAATTATGAACTAACTGTTGCAAATAATGAAAGTGTTCATTTAATCAAAGATAAATATGATTTAATCATAAGTGACGAACATCATAGAAACGGAGCGTTTCCAAAACCAAACAAAGCAACTAAGATAATTAAGGAAAAGTTTAGTAATTTGCCTTTTATCTTTTTAAGTGGTACTCCAACACCTGAAAGTTATTCGCAAATATATCATCAGTTCTGGTTGTCTAAATACACGCCTTTTAAGAATTATATTAATTTTTATAAATGGGCAAAAGATTTTGTAAATGTTAAGCAAAAGCATTTAGGTTATGGTGTAATAAATGATTATACAGATGCTAATCAGGAAAAAATAAAATCAATTACGGATAAGTATATGATTACATTTACTCAGGAAGATGCAGGATTTAAAACTAATGTAAAAGAAACTATCTTAGAGGTTGAAATGCACCCAGTTATTTATAAAATAGCTAAAGAATTGAAAAAAAATAATCTTTATCAAGGTAAAAATGATTTGATTTTAGCAGATACTGCGGTTAAGTTAATGAGTAAATTACATCAATTATATTCTGGGACTGTTATTTTAGAAAGTGGAAACGGTATTATTTTAGATGATTCTAAGTTAGTATTTATAAATGAAAAGTTTAAAGATAATAAGATAGCTATATTTTATAAGTTTCAACAAGAATTAGAAATGATTAAATTGTTTTATCAGGATAATGTTTGTTTTGATTTAGAAACATTTGATAGTACCAATAAAAATATAGCCTTGCAAATAGTATCAGGGCGTGAGGGAATAAGTTTGAAAAATGCAGATTATTTAATTTATTTAACCCCTGATTTTTCTGCTACTTCTTACTGGCAATCACGTGACAGATTAACTACAATGGACAGAAAAGAAAATAATATTTTTTGGATTTTTGCAAATGGAGGGATTGAATCCTATATTTATAAATCAATAATGGCAAAGAAAAATTATACACTATCACAATTTAAAAAAGATATAAAATGAAAGAATCACAAATACAATCGAAAATAATTAAAAGATTAGAAAAAGACGGATGGGAAGTAATTAAATTAATACGTACTTCTATGGTAGGTATTCCAGATTTAATGGCTTTAAAAGATAGTAAGTGTAAGTTTATCGAGGTAAAACAAACTATTGGAATATTATCAGAAATTCAAAAACTAAGGATTAAACAACTAAAAAGCAGAGGGTTCGAAGTATTAGTTTGGACTGATTTTGAAATAGAATTTAAAAGTTAACTATTTAGAATAATTATAAATAACATTTATTTTATATCATTTTGTTATATATGTGAAATTAAGTCTTATATTTGTACTCAGATAACAACAATTAAAAAATAGAAATGAACCTAATAGTAAAACAAGAGTTAGCAAAATACACAAAAGCAACTGACAAAGTAATAGAAGTAGAAACAACAACAAACAATCACTACTCATTAAATTATAAATTTGAAGTAACAAGAGATAACAAAAAATACTTCATAGCAATAAAAGAGGTAAATGTAATGGGACAAATTAAAAAGCACCACACAAGATTAGAAGTTGATACAGATTTAGAAAAAGAAATAGAAGTTAAAAAAGTAGATTTAGAAAAAATAGAAAAAATCAAAATACAAATAGAAAAGTTAATAAAAGTTAGAGCATCATTTGAAAAATACGAAAACTTTAAAAACTTAGTTGATTGGAGAATGGCAGATAAAAAAATAACTAACCTACAACAAAAGTTGTAGGTTCAAAGATAAAAATCCCACAGTATTCGTACAGGATTGGCAAGCTGGAAAGACAGCTATTTTTAAACAATAAATTTAGCAATAAATAAAAACTAAACACCATGAAAAAATTAGAGCAACTTTGGGATTATATATCCGTATTATTATGTGGGAATAATAAAAACTTATTTAAATATTAAAGTTATGAGCGAATTTAAAGGAAACTGGGAGATAGCAGTAGAAAATGAAATCGGAACTTTAATTTCTGATAAAATTACAAATAAAGCTATTTGTACAATATGGGAATCAGGAAATATACCACAAGCAAACTCAAAATTAATAGCTTGTGCGCCTGAAATGTTGGATTTATTAGATAGAATTTTAAAAGGTAAATTTAATGTGATAGAAATCGAACAACTAATTAAAAAAGCAACATCATGAATAACGAATTTTTATTAGCCGGAGTATTACTATTGTCACTTATTGTATTTGTGCTTTGTATAGCGTTGTATATTGCAATTTCAGTAGGCATGGAACTTAGCGAAGAACTGGAAAAACTAAAACATGACAAAACTTTATAACGTTGACCAGATAGCCGCACAATTAAATATAAGTGTTAAGGCGGTTAGAAATAAATTATCTAAAAAAGGAGTTAAAAAAGTTAAGACTAAAAATAGACGAGCTTTATATAACCGGGGTCAAATTGAATCTATAAATGTAGATAGAAATAAATATTATCCTTTAAAAACAACAGTAATATATTATATTTACGAATCTAAAATAAATAAATTATGAAATTAGAATTAAAACATTTAGCAGGATATTTGCCTTATGAGCTTTTGATTACAAAAAGTGATTGGGATAACTACATGAGATTAACACTTTGCTCAGATTATTTATATGATTCAAAAAATAAATATGACATTGGTATTGTTGATACTTTATCTTTTCAAGCTAAACCAATCCTACGACCACTTTCAGATCTTACAAAAAATGAATGGAACGATATATTTGTAAATGATGATATTGATTATATATTAAATATTTATCAATCAGATAATCACTTAGGATGTGTAGAATATTATTTAGTAAATTTATTATTAAAAAATCACTTCGATATTTATGGACTAATTGAAAATAATCTTGCAATAAATAAAAACACAATATTATGAGAAAAATAGCAATGAGATGCACACAGGAACAGTTTGAAAGCATTAAGGATAGGATAAAATGTAAAATAAATGATACGCAATTTAATTTTAAACTATTTCCATACTTAACAAATAATTATTGCTCAGGAAATTCTATTGGATTAGGAACTCACGATGAAAGTTTTATAGGAATTGATACAGAAGTTTATGAAACATTCGACGCTGAAATATTTTTAAAGGCTTGCGATAGTTGGGAGGATGAAGTTAAATATGAGTATTTTCAAGGTAATAAATGGTATGAAATGGTATACCCCATTAGAATAAAACCACAACCAGACTACTCGAAAGAAATAGAAGCCTTGCAATTGAAAGCAAAAGAGAACGGAATGAAATGTATAATTAATTTTGAGAAGATATAATAATTATCACTATATTTGTAATTCATAATTTTGCCCCGTTGGAGGTTTTTTAATCTTGCGGGGTTTTTTAAAATATAATGTTATGCACCCTACGAGAATATTTAAGACGCCTGATGAGTTAGAACACGCTTGGAAATTATATAAAAAAGATTTGTTAGTTCAAGCTGCTGATTGGTTAAAAATTCAGTATGTTGGTAAAGAGGGACAAAGAATGACAGATGCAATGAAACTACCCTATACAATGGATGGTTTTGAAGTATTTTGTTATAATAATTACGGATGTGTTGAACAATATTTTAAGAATAAAGATGGATATTACACAGAGTTTGTACCTATCTGTTCGCATATCAAAAAAGAAATTCGCTCAAATCAAATCACTGGGGGTCTTTTAGGTGTATATAATCCGTCAATAACACAAAGACTTAATAGTTTACAAGATTCTACAAAAACGGAGCTTACAGGGGACATTTCAGTACAAAATCCATCTTCAATAAGCGTGCGTATAATTAGAAACAATGACGAAGAGTAGTGAGATAGAATTTTTAGCAACAAAAGTTTTTGAGGACATTTGGAACGCTTCTCAATCTAAAAACTATAAACTTATAGTAGAGGAGGGTAGTTCAAGAAGTTCTAAGACTTGGAGTAATTTTCAAAACTTATTCTTAGATTTATTTGAAAATCCATTAACAACTTGCACGATTTTAAGAGATACCCAAAAATCATGCAGGGAAATTGTAGAGATTGATTGGGTTAAATGGTTAAGCGACCCAATGGGTAGAAAAAAACAATTAGAGAAAAAAGAAATTTCTGTATTTGAATTTGACGCTTTAATTAAAAAAGAAAATCTAACTAAATATTTTTTACGTAATAAAACGAATCATACTTGGACTTTTTTACATAATAATTCTTTTATTCGCTTTACTGGGTTAGATGACGAGGATGATGCAATGGGTATGACTCAGGACATATGTTGGATAAATGAACCCTATAAATTTTCTCACGAAGTTTATAAACAGCTTTCGCAAAGAACATCAAAGTATATTTTATTTGATTGGAATCCTAAACAAACACACTGGGTAAATGAAGAAAAAAGAAAAGAAAATACAATTACTTTATTTTCTACATTCGAAGATAACCCGTTTTGTCCTGAAGAATCGAGAATACATATACAATCATACCAACCTATTAGTCATTCATTTATAAAAGATAAAGATTATAATATTGAACTTAACGAAAATAATTATACTAAAAAGCAATTAAATGAGTTAAAACGTTGTATTTATAATGAAAGTGTTGGGAGCGCATCTTTGTATCATTGGTTAGTTTTTGGATTAGGTCAAAAATCAGAAAAACCAAATCGTATTTTTAAAGGATGGGAAATACTAAATAATGCAGATTTTGAAAAGTTACCGTATCAAAGTTATTATGGATTAGATTATGGATTGAGCGCACCAAGCGCATTAGTTGAAATGAAATTTGACGGTGATGAAAATTATTTCTTTAGAGAAATATTATACAAGCCTTTAAATGATATTAAAGGAAGTTTGTCTGACGAATTTGAACGCTTAAATATTCCTAAGCATAAACAAATTATAGCTGATTCAGGAAACGAACTGAATAAAGAAGAATCAAGAAAATTAAAGAACGCTGGATATAATATAATTCAAGCTAAAAAGGGAGCTGGTTCGATTAGTTCAGGTATTGAAACTATGCAGAAAAGCAAAATTCATTATACAAAAGAATCTATTAATATAGAGCAAGAATACGAAAATTATTCTTGGAAAATATGGCAAGGTATTCAAATGGATGTGCCAGAAGAAAACGGAGATGACCACAGTTTAGATGCAATGAAATATGTTATTTCGTGGTTTGTTAAAGTTTTTCGCTTAAGTTAAAAAATAATTACTATATTTGCTTTTATTATTAATGTTGTGAAACATAACTAAATGGGATTATTCGATTTTTGGAAAGGTAATAGTATCAGTGTGGAACGAGACCGCAGTGGTACTTTTACCTATTCTTTTTTAGAGCAAAACGGATTCGTTAACTCCGATAAGTACCTACATACTTCTTTAAACAACCCTGTTATAATGGCTATTATTGCTTTGAGAGCAAAGATTTATTCTCAAATGAAAATAACCCATTTAAATAGCGCAGGTAAGCCAATTGAAAACAGCGAAATAATTAAATTATTCAAACAACCTAATTATTTTCAATCACAAGAAGATTTTTTCTTTCAGCAAATGTGGTTTTTGTCAGCATCAGGAACTAATTTCACATACAAAGTTGACGCTTTAAATAACACAAAAGCAATATTCAATCTTATTCCAAGCGAAATAGATTTAAATAATACTGAAAAAGTTAAGTCTTTTATCTATACAAAAGCAGAATTAAAAGCATTTGCAGAAAAGAAAATAATCTATAAATTAGATGGTCAAACATTTGAAATAAAATTAAAAGATATCATTCCAACTTATGACCTTGCTAACGGATTAACAACTAATTCTTTAATGAGTTCGCCAAGCCGATTAAAAGGTATTTCAAAAACTATTGAAAATATTGAAGAAAATTTACTATCTAAAAATGTAAATTTAAAGATGAGCCAAAAGTATTTAATGGCAAGTCAGGGAGACGGAAACGAAGCACATATACAAGATACTGACCGTAAAGATATATTTTCTAAGATTGCTAAAAAATCATTATTAATAACTAATGCAAATATTAAAGCACAGCATTTAGTTAGTGATATGAAACGTTTATACTTAGATGAACAATTTAGTAACGATGCTTTGACTTGTTTAAACGCTTTTGACATGAATAAAGATGTTTTAAACTATTTTTCTAACGGTTCAAGTACATACGAAAATAAAGAAAAAGCAATGCTTGATTATGTGCAGAATTCAATACAGACAGATGCTAATAATACAATGAATAGTTTTGCAAGTTCATTAGGCTTATTAGACAAAAACGAATCATTAAAAGCTTCTTACGACCATTTGCCAGTTATGCAATTGATTATGAAAGCTAAGATTGATACTTTAAAAGCATTTCAGGAAACTTTAATTTATGAAAGTCAAGAAGAACAAAAAAGACTAAGCAATGATTTTAAAATTACATTAGGATTATGAAAAAAGAATTGACAAAAGAAGAAATAGAAAAATTAAAAGCAATTAAAGAAAAATCACTTTCAAAAATAGTAAAGAAATGACAAGAGAAGAAGAAATCAAATACGTTTTCGTAAACAAAGAGTTAATATCTTCCAAGAAAAAGAACGCTATTAAAAGAGGTGATTTAATTAACAATATTATTCCTGAAACAAAAGTAGAAGCTAACAAAGAGGGTATTATTGTTGAAGATATTAATTCAGATATTTTAAGAGCTAAATTAGTTATTAATACTACTAATGTTATAGACAGTCATATGGATTGCCATATTCAGGGATTATGGACTAAAACATTATCAGAGTCTAAAACTTTATATCTTTTGCAGGAACATGAAATGGAATTTGATAAAATTATTTCTGATTCTGTAAATGATAGTTTAGTAGCAAGCGCAGAAAGTATATCATGGAAAAAATTAGGCTATCCTTATAACGGTAAAACCGAAGCGTTAATTTTCGATGTACAAATAAAGAAAGATGTAAACGAATTTATGTTTAATCTTTATAAAAAAGGTAGGGTTCTTAACCATTCAGTTGGAATGAGATATGTTAAGATGTTTCTTTGTATTGATTCAAATGAAGCGTATTATTCAAGTGAGAAATCAAATTGGAATAAATACTACCCACAAGTTGTAAATAAAGAAGTAGCAGACGAAAAAGGTTATTTTTGGGCAGTAACAGAAGCAAAAGTAATTGAGGGTTCCGCAGTGGTAAAAGGTTCAAACGAATTTACTCCAGTAATGGAAATAGAAATAGATAAAACAATAGCCGATAATATCACTATTGAAATACCAGAGCCGACAAACAATGCCACTCAATCAGAACAACAAAAACAATTATTAAAAGAATTATTAAACAAATTTTAAAAAAATGGAAGAAATCATTAAAGAATTGGGTCTTAAAATAGATGCCATGAAAACTAATTCAGTTTCTAAATCGGAATTGATTGAAGTACTTTCTAAAGTACAAGCATTAGAAACTGAAGGACAAGAAGTAAAAGCATTGAAAGCAGATTTAGAAGAGGTTACTTTAAAAGTGCTTAACATTGAAACTAAAGGAGCTTCAAACAATGTTCCTGAGGGATTAGCAAGTCTTTTGACTGAAAAATCAGAGGAATTAAAAGCTATGAAAGAAAAGTCTGGTGCTTCGGTTCAGATTACTTTAAAAGCTGCTGGAACAATGGGATTGGCTACAAATGTAACAGGTCAAGTTCCACAAGCTGAAAGAGAGCAAGGTATTGCGAGAATTGTTACAAGAAATCCTTTTGTACTTCAATTGGTAAACGTTGGAACAATTATGTCAAACGTTTGGGAATGGGTAGAGCAAAAAAATCGTGACGGTGGTGCTGCTATGACTGCTGAAGGAGCTGCTAAATCTCAAGCTGATTTTGATTTGGTTGTGGCTTCTGCAAACGTTAAAAAAGTAACTGCTTACATTAAAGTTACTAAAGAAATGCTTGACGATGTTGAACTAATGCGTTCAGAAATTGACCAAGAATTAACAGAATTAATTAACTTGAAAATTGACGAACAATTGCTAAATGGTAGTGGATTAACAGTTAATTTAACTGGTATTAATACAAACGCTACTGCTTGGTCTGCTGGTGCTTTCGCATTAGTTATTCCAACACCTACAAAATGGGATGTTTTGAGAACTGCAATTAATCAAGTTCGTGTTAATTTGTTTGAGCCTAACTATATCGTTATGCATCCAACAGATGTTACAGGAATGGAATTATCAAAAGATTCTACAGGGCAGTATATTATGCCTCCTTTTGCTACTTTGGACGGAACTGTAATTAGTGGTATTCGTGTAGTTGCAAACACAGGAGTTACAATTGATAACTTCCTAGTTGGTGACTTCTCAAAAGCTGGAGTTCGTTTCAAAGAAGGATTGACTATTAACGTAGGTTACGAAAATGACGATTTTACTAAAAACTTAGTTACTATTCTTGCTGAAGCGCGTTTAGTTCAAAGAGTAAAATCTAATCATTACGGTGCATTTGTTAAAGGAGTTCTTTCAACTTCAATAACTGCTTTAACTAAACCATAATTAAATGGAAGTTAGATTGCTAAAAGATTGGGCGGGCTATAAAAAGTCCGCCATAATCGAATTGACAGATAAAGATGTTTTAAGAGTTGGATTTGAAATAAAACTTTTTGAAGAAATAAAACCTAAAAAATAATAAAATGCAAATAGTAGATAAATCATTCTTTAATAATCAAAATTACATTCATATACCTTTAGCGGTTGTTGATCCGTCATCGACACCAAATAACGCTACGGAGTTGGATTATATGTGTGTAAAATTAGAGCGTGAAATACTATTAAATGCATTTGGTTTAAGTCTTTATAATGAAGTAAAAGCAATAACGGATATTGAATCAGTAGACGATAAGTTTAAAAAGCTAATTCAAGGCGACGAATACGATGGTAAAATATGGCTAGGACTTGATAATGATGATTCATTGATAGCTAACTACATTTACCAAGAATTTGTTACTCAAACAGATATTAGACTTTCGGCAACTGGAGCAAAAAAAGTTAATCCTGAAAATGCTACAACTCAAACGCCTAGATACTTAATAGCTGGAGCGCACCAAAATTTCATTAAACAATATCAAGGGGAGTATTTAATAACTCCTTTTATTACTGATAATTTTATTGATTGGTACGGTTGCAATAGCATTGAAAAAAGTCTTTACGGTTATTTGATGGACAAACAAGCTGATTTTACAAATTGGAAGTCAGAATATTTTAAGATTTACGAAACTAAAAATAGTTTTGGGATATGATAGTTTTTGAAGAGAAATTAAGAGAATTAGTCGCATTAATGCCAGAATGGGAAAATACCCATCCAATCAGATACGATTGGGGCACTATTGATGTATTAAACAAGTTCCTTATACTAAAAGAAAGCGTTTCAAAATATCCTCTTATTTGGCTAGTGACATCAAAAGACACTGATGACTTATTAAGAAATCGAGTTACAAGAAACGCAAGATTTGTAATTGCAACACGTTCTAATGATGTTGATGGATTTAATGCTCAGCAATACCAAACCGATTATATCTCTATATTATTACCTGTTTATAATGACTTTGTAACGCTATTAAATACTAGCGGTATTTCTAAGATAGTTGGAAGCACTATTGATAAAGAATTAAAGCCAAACTACAGCGTAAATGATAACGGTAAGGGATTAATAACAGTTTGGAATGCTATTGTATTAGATTTAGAAATCGAGTTGATAAGTGGTTGTATAAAAGAAAATATAAAATTTTAATGCTATGGCAGAAAAAGAAGTAAAAACAAAATCATTTAAAGTAACGAAAGAATTTACTTTAGACAAACTATATCGAGTTGGTTCTAAAATAGAACTTTCAGATAAAAAAACAATTGATAAATTAATTTTAAATAAATTTATAAAATAATGAGTTTACAAACACAAATAAATACAGTAAATTGTGGTGCAAGCGGTGTATTAGGCACGGGCTTAGCAGGGTGTAGACAAGACCGAAAAAGAGTAACTGCATTAGGGTTAGTTCAAAAAGGATTTGTATTTGCACAAGAAATAGATAAGGACTATATGCGTTCTTTACAAGAGGATGGGACTTTGATTATGTTACAAGGGGTTGTTTCTTTTGAGGATTCGACTGCAGACGACAACATAATTACACGTGCTGGCTCTGGGATTAAAGTTGTAGCGGGTAAAAATCCATACGAACACACGGTAACATTTGACAACGGCATTAACTTTCACAAGGCTTTGACTTCATTGTCAGGATATGGAAATTACGACCTTATTTTATTCGATGTTGACAATTCAATATTTTTCACTGTTACTAAGTCAGGCGCTCCAAAAGGATTTACTTTAGGAATGTTTGAAAATGGTAAATACATGGGTGCAAATGGTACTGATGCAAGTTCTCAAACTATTCTTTTGCAATTAATCGAAAGAGCAGAGATTGACGAACGTATGTCATGGATTGAATCAAATGAACTTGATTTTAGCTATGGAGAATTGACAGGAGTTAATGAAGTTTTAGTATCTGTTGATCCGATTGTTACATTATCAACTACTATTATAGTAAGCGCATTCTTATTAGATAAAACACATCCAGTTGAAGGTTTATTGGTAGGTGATTTTAGTGTAATTAGAAACGGAGTTGCGGTAGTTCCGAGTGCAGTTGCTTATAGTTCAACGACTAAAAAATATACATTAACAGTAACGGCTAATACAACTGCTGATATAGTTGAAATATCATTGAACGATATTGTTTTAACTTTAGCAGATGTTTTATATAAATCAAATACTGCTACAGTCGTTGTAACAGCGTAATTAATTTAAAAGAAAGGAGAAAAATTGCCTAAATGTTTTATATGTTTAGGCAATTTTGTATCTTTACTAAGTCGAATGCAAGCGATATTAAAAATTTAATAAACTCTCCCTTTTAAGTGCCTTGCATCACTTTTTAGGGAGTTTTTGTATTATGGAAGAAATTTGGAAAAGTATTAAAGGTTATGAAAGTTTGTATGAGGTATCTAATTTAGGAAGTATTAAAAGTTTGGGTAATTCTAAACTTAGAAAAGAAAAAATTTTAAAGTATAGCACAGACAGTAATGGTTATTTAAAAGTTGACCTTTACATAAATGGAATTGGAAAAACCAAAAAAGTTCATAAATTAGCAGCTATTGCGTTTTTAAATCATATTCCATGCGGAATGAAATTGGTAGTAAATCATAAGGATTTTAATAAGCAGAATAACTATGTTGAAAACCTTGAGATAGTTACTCAACGTGAAAACGCAAATAAAAAACATATCGAAAGTACATCTAAATACATAGGAGTAACTTGGAATAAAGATAGAAATAAATGGCATTCTCGCATTATAATAAGTGGCAAATTAACGCATTTAGGATTATTTAATAATGAAATTGACGCTAATAATGCATATCAAAATAAATTAAAATCACTTTAATAAAAATTGTACATTTGCTTATATGCCAACAACTATAAACGACTATATTAAAAAATGTAAATTCGTAGCTTCTGAAATGCTCAACGAACAAGAGCGTATTTTATTAGCTAATGAAGAACGTATAGTTTCTTTAAATATTGATGCAATGCAAAGCGGAATAGGTAATGATGATAAAGTTTTAAAAAATAGCAATCCAATATTTAAAGGTGTTTATAGTTTGTCAACTCAATTAACAGACCCAAAAAAAGTTGCTGGAAATCCTTATAATTTCTTAGAAACAGGAGCTTTTTTAGGTAATATGCAATTAGATTTACAGCCTAATTTAACTAAATTTGATATATTTAGTACAGGAACAGGAAGCGGTGATAAAGCGTTATTTTTTAGTGGTTATACTAATTTATTTGGATTAGATAAAGAAAATACTGAGATAGTTAATTACGACATTATTTATCCAGAATTAATGAAATTTATAAAACGATATTTGTAATGGAATATAGAAAAAAAGAAACAGTTAGGCAGTCTGGATTTATTTCTTATGTTATACAATATAAAAGGCTTATGTTTTGGATTAATTACCAATCATTTACAAATCGTCAAAGTAGAGATATTTATTTTAATAAATTACAAAATGAAAGCAACTAAACAACAATACTACGACTCAATCGAAACTTTACCATTATATAACTTCGATAAATACCGAAATACAAAGGATTTAAACTGGTTTATTTTAGGATATGATGGTAGGCAAACAAAACAAAATAGTAATCAATTACATGAAATTGAGAAAGTTATTTTAGACGAATATTTTAAAGCTATTGATGACCGTTCATTTACCAATCGTTTGCAAAAATGGGGTGAAATTGAAGCGTTAAAACTAAAATATCACGTTGTAAAGTCTTTAATTAACCGTATGTGGCTAGGCTTTGGAAACGAACAAATGGAAACTAGGTTATTATTTATAAAAGAATTAGCTAGACACGGTTATAAAATGTCAGAGGTTAATACTATAGATGGTGATGCAATAGAATTACAGCGTTTAAATACAGCTTGTGAAGGTATTAAAACAAAGATTTCATTAGTTGAAATGGAATTAAACAAAGATGCAAAAGTAGAAACAACTTCTTTAGCTAAACAGTTACAAATAGCAACTATTGGCTTGCAATATCCTTATAGATTAAATCCTAAAGAAATAACCGTTTCGGAATGGATTGAAATATGCAAATTATTAGAAGAAAAAGCAAAACAGAATTAATATGGCAAATAGTGTAGATTTAGTAATTGGCTCAGAAGCTATTAAACAAGTTGAAAGTTTAATCTCAAAGTTGAGTTTGGCTGATGCTGAACTATTGAAAATATCACAATCAGCAACAAGCGCAAGTAAAGGAATTAGTGGCATTTCTACTCCAAGCGGTTTAGATAAAGCGGTGACAAGTACAAGTGAATTAAACAAAGAGCTTGAAAGACAAAATACTATAATTAAATCTTTAGAAATTGAGATTAAAAAACTTTCATACGCTAGACAAAACAACAATAAACAAAGCGCTGAAGAATCAGTAAATCAAAGGATTTTAAATCAAAACGCTATTGCGCAAGCTAAATCAACAAGTAATTTAGTAGGCGCTTATCAAAAATTAGATTTAGAACATAAAAAAGCCATTGTTAATGCTCAAAATTTAGGTGTTAAATATGGAATTACGAGTACTCAATTCCTAAAAGCTAGCGCAAGTGCTAACAAAATGGATAATGAATTAAAGCAAATTGATGCTACTCTGGGTAAAAGCCAAAGAAATGTAGGTAATTATTCAAGTGCTTTTAATGGTTTAGGAAATGCTTTGGGCGCTTTTGGAATAGTCGGAGGTGTTGCTGGAGTAGTAGCATTAGGGAAGAATATTTTTGAAACTACAAAAGAAATTATAAGCATGGATAATGCTTTGAAGTTAGTTACTGAAACTCAAGCTAATTTCGATGTTCAACAAGCATTTTTAACTAAAACATCTGAGGATTTTGGGGTTGAAATAGGAAGTCTAACAAAGCAATTTATACAGTTTTACGTATCTGCAAAAGATAAAATAAGTGGCAACGAAATACAAGATATATTTAGAAGCATTACCAAAGCAGGTGCTTCAATGGGATTAAGTACTCAGCAACAAGAAAAAGCCTTTCTTGCTCTTAATCAAATGATGTCGAAAGGTACAATTCAAGCAGAGGAATTAAGAGGACAACTTGGTGAAGCGTTACCAGGCGCATTAGGAATAATGGCTAAGGCTGTCGGAGTAAATGAAGCCGAACTTGCTAAAATGATGAAAGCAGGGCAATTATTATCTGCTGATGTATTACCTAAATTCGCTAAACAATTAGAAATTACATACGGAATTGAAAACGTAAACAGAATTGATAATCTATCTTCTGCCCAAACACGATTATCTAATTCTTGGACTAATTTTGTACGTAGTTTAGACGAAGACGGAAACACATTATCTAAATTTTTCACTAAAACATTAGGATTATTAACCGATTTAGTTAAAGGAACTACTTTATTATTTCAATCTGAGACAACTAAACAGCAAAATAGCTTTAAAAACTTAAGAGAAAAAGGCTATAATGAAACTTTGCAATATTATAATAGTTTAGATACGCTAAATAAAAATGATTTAGAAAGCAATAAAAGCTATATGACACAAAAAATATTAGACTCAAAAAAAGAAGTCGATATTTTAAAAGGTCGTAATTTAATATTAAAAGCACTTCAAAGAGAAACTCCACTTGGAACTGTAGAAACTACAAGTAATAAATCCGAAAGATTAGCTAACGAGGCTAAAATAAAAGATATTGCAAACGTTACGAGTTCTTATCTAGGTCAAATATCTGCTATAAATAGCCTTTTAAATCCAGAAAAAAACCATAACGAAATAACTATTGAAGGCAATAAAGAAAAAGAAAAGAAAGTAAAACTAATTAAATTAGAAACAGTAAATCAACTAGAACTTTCAAAAACTGAAGATACAGCTTTAGAAAAACTAAAAATTCTTAAAAAAGCATTAGAGCAAACAAGAGATGAAACAAGTAAAAACTCTGCAGAATTTCAACAGTTTGAAACATCTATAAAAGCGGTTAACGAATCAATTGAATTTTTAACTAAAGGACTTGCCCCTATTAAATTAGATATTAAAGTACCATTCCAAGAAGCAAAAAAAGACATTGAAGCATTGAAAGAAGCTACAGATAATTGGTTACAATCTTTTAGCTCTGAGTTTCTACAAAATAGCGGAATGGGAAGTTTAGAAACATTTTTTGATGGAACTTTTAATAAATTATTAGAAGGCGCAGAAACATCCGAGGAAAAATTTGCAGTTCATTTTAACGCAATAGCCGAATCAGCACAAGAAGCTTTTAATTTAATTGCAGGATATAGCCAACAAAGATTTGATAACGAACGCAAAAGAATTGAAGATCAACAAGCAATTGCAATTAGTTACGCTGGAGGTTCTGCTGTTGCAATAGCAAAGATTAATGAAGATGCTGAGAAACGAAAAAAAGATATAGCAAACAGAGAAAATAAAGCTAAACAAAAACAAGCAATATTTAATATTGCTATTGATACGGCTCAAGGTATAGTTTCTGCATTAGCTTCTACACCTCCAAATATTCCTTTGTCCATTGCCATTGGAGCTATTGGAGCTTTACAGATTGGTTTAGTAGCTTCTCAAAAAGTTCCTCAATATTTTGACGGTACAGATAATCACATAGGAGGAATGATGCTTGTAAATGATGGTGCAGGTTCTAATTATCAAGAGAAAGTTATATTTCCAAACGGTAAAGAGATTATGCCAGAGGGTCGTAATGTATTAATGAATGCTCCAAAAGGGACTAAAGTGCTAACACATGAACAACAGATAATGCAAATGTTGAATGAACGTGGTATTTCAATAAGCGCTAGTTACAATAAAAACAACGGAATGACAGCACAAGAAATGGATAGTGTTATGGCAAAGCATTTTAGTAAGATTCAAACTAATGTAACTAACATAGACCAAAATGGATTCAGAACTTGGAGCGAGTCAAACGGAAACAAAACAATTAGAAATAACAACCGTGTTAGTAGAACTGGATATTCAGTCTAATAAAAAACCCTATCGTTAAGTTGATAGGGTTTTTATTTTAAATACTTTGTATAATTTATTATCGGTTAGTAGATAGTTGGGTATAACCGCCTATATTTTCGGCAAAACAGGCTGTAAATTTTCCATATAATGAGTTGGAAAAACTGCTTCTAATCCATAATGTCCGTAACGGGGTTTTTGCCATTGCTTATGAACGAAATTCCATGTTACATCATCAACTACTACGTTATCTATAAAAGTGTAGTATTTAGGATGAGTCCCAATCCCTTTTATGTTTTTTGGTAAATCATCTTCACTTTCAATCTTAATCCAATTATCTTTTAAAGATTCTTGACACATTCTATATCCTTCTCGAAAACCATCTCTTTGTCCTCCAAAACTATGTGGATCTGTTCCATATCTTTTGTATGCTAAATCTTTGATTTGTTCTTCTGTTTTCATAATTCTTTTATTTTTATAATTTCTTTTAACTTGTTGTTTTCATCAATAACTTCATTTAGTTTTTCAACGATAATGTTTACACATTTCATTAATAATCTTGAATCAGCACGACTATCATGAAACATTCCTTTATCACTTGTAATCCTTAAATTCAATTTTAATTTTTCCATAATATAAATATATAAAAAATGCCTTTCAATTATATTGCAAAGGGTCTGATGCTTTACTCAAATTAAAAGGCTAATGTTTTTCAGTTACCAAGTTTCAGACCGTAACTATAAAACAAATTTAGTATATTTGTG